CATATCTCCCATGATGCCAGGAGGGCTTCTGGGTGGATGGGCACTTAATAAAGCTCTAAGTGTGGGTGGCATTAAGGATAAAGATACCAAATTGGAAGAGGCAACACTCAAAGGAGCCAAACAGGGTGCTTCGACTAGAGAATCCAGACTTACAGAACTTAAAGACATGAAAAAAGACATGGAAGTTCAAGGTAAAGCGGCAGAAAGACAATTGACACCGGGAAGTATTTACGTGCATGACATTCATGTGGAGTCGCTTTTGCAAAAAGCTTTAGGCAACAAGGGGCAATTGAAAACGGAGGTTTCTTTAGAAGATACTGGAGCATTTGAAAAAGGTCAAAGTTCCGAAGCTTTAGGAGAAGGAATGGTTTCTTCTCTTAAGGCATTACCAATTGGAGCAAAAGACTTTGATTCAATTTATGAGGCTTTATCTGCTAGGTCCAATTTGCAGAAAGACTTACCAACACAGATCGATGTCCACAAGTATTTAGAAGAAGCAGCATTAGCCAAGAGTGAAATGCTTCAGCAACGTGCTTCTTCTTACCAAGAATCAGGAGCATTTGACAGGTCTTCTATTAAAGAAGCAATAGGCAACGCAATAATTGACAAAATCTCCTCTGTTGTGGAAAAAGTGGAAGATTCCAAATTAGCATCTATGTTGCTACCTGTTGTATCAGAAAAACTGACCAAGGCTATTGAGATTTACAAATCATTCGTAGAGCAAAGAAAATCAGCCAAGTTAATGGAGACTGGTGCTTTTGACAGTAAGGATGCTCTTCCTGATGCTTTATCTCCAAAATACGCAGTAGATGGGTTAACACAGCTAATTGGCGAACAACAAACTAACGCACCAGATAGACAAAATATCTTGGCCAATTTAAGTGACGCCTTGAATTATGAACGAGTTGCTTCTGATGCGGCGGAAAGAACAGCAGCTAATTATGCGAATCAAATGGATTATCGGGACAACATAAAACCAATGGTTTCTACTCTTTTAACTAATAGAACTGGAGTTCAAGGAGAATTAGAGCAAAGAAAGTATGGCGAACAATCTCCAGCCAGTGCTGCCGTGCCTAGCATGGGTGAAATCGCCGATTATTTAACCAATTTACAAGCTGCCAAGTTGGATGAAATAACATTAGTACTAAAGGATATTAGGTCTGGTTTGAATGATAGTGGTGGCTCTACTATAGTTGGCCCACACGGAAAGAGCAGCAAACCTGTTGGGCGTCCCTCCGTTAAGAGTATAGCACAAGAGTATATTAGAGGAGAATTACCTTTGCAATTTTTGATGCCATCTGTGGGATCTGTAACAAATGATGGCAGAGCAGGCAAATAACACGAGGATATAATGTTAAATCGCAAAGCTACTATTAGTGGCAATTTACAACCTATTCACAATTGCATACTCACCATTCCTGGTGAAAGGGGATTAAGCCACAGTATTGAAATGTATAATTTGCCTGATATTAGCGACAGCAAGCAAGCTCATTACAACAACGAAGGGATCATTGGTAGATCAGCACCATTATACACTTACTCACATTCTGGGGATCGCAATATCAATATACAACTACATTTTTTTGTTATTCGAGAGAATTGTGAAACATTAACCTGTGGGCAATGTGCAGATTGCAATTTAGCTAATCTTCGTTTTCTACAAAGTGCCTTATATCCTCGTAATGGTAATGGTGATGGTGCTCCTTATAGACCACCACCAATTTGTCGTTTTAAGTGTGGTAATTTAATGGCAGATAACAATGAACCCATTTGTATTGCTTTGCAATCTTATAATGTCAAGTTTCCTACTGAAGTTGCTTGGACTGAAAACTCCAATTGTCCATATCGATTTGACGTAGACACTTCTTGGTTAGTGGTTTATACATCAGCAAATTTACCATATCAAAGTCGAATTATAAAGTTGGGATTTTAACATGACCATACCAATTGAATATAGTACTACTCCTACTACTGCGGTTGTTACTTCTGGTAGCCGTTATGTAAGAAGTCGTTTAGTTTATTATGGGGAACAAAGATTTCTCACCTATGAGACATATCTTCGTAAAGATTACAACTACAATGGAACAGAAAATGTTATGGTGATTACTAAAGGTGTTGAATATCGACCGGATTTAGTTTCCCATGAATATTATGGTTATCCAGATAACTGGTGGCGAATTATGGAAGTTAATGGAATGAAGGACATTTTTGAATTCAAGACTGGTGTCACCATTTTTTTACCTATTGCGGAGTTTTAATATGGCTTGTAAATGTGATACTCTTGTTCGTAGCTTTGGTTGTGGTGGCGGTGTGGAGGAAAGAGATTATGGTTCCAATAAAACAGAGAGAGGGGTCAATCGGCCTCCACCGGGTAACACTCTAGCTCCATGGGTTTGTGTTAGATTTCAAGGCAAGAAAGAGGGCAATTTTGAAACTATTACTGTGGGTAATGAATCTGCTCCAGGTGCCAATCATGTTGCTGTCATTAAAAGCTTTGAGTATGGACAATCAAATGGTTTCGAAGCTCGCATAACAATTCACGACAATCAAGGTGGTGCGTTTCAGGCTTTTATGAATCATTTATTTAAAGATTGGAGTGAACCCTTAAAGGGAGGTAAATATTATACGAATTACATTCTTCGATGCAACTTTGGTTGGGTGGCAGCAGGGTGTCATGGGCCAATACCCTCTTTGTCTTCTCCTTGTTTATATTTGTGGGCCGATAGTATAGAAACTTCGTTTATGGAAGGCAAATTCATAGTTGAGATTCTGGCTTATGATTTAGCTCATAAAATGCCCGAGGGTTCCACTAATACTATTTTTGGTGGCGAATCAGGTGGTAAGGATTCCATGTGTTTAAGGGATGCTGTCAAGGAATTGTTGACCAATGAGGAACAACTTCCCAGTGTAAAAGAAGTAGAATTCATAGAATATGTTCCTGATGGAAAAGGTGGAGCAAGAAAAATTCCTGCTAAATTTGCTGATTATGATGATTCTTGTGGACCAGAGGGAGGCCCCAAAGAAGTTTGGAAAACTAGTGCCAAAAATAAATTACAAACTGCAAATGAATGGTTGTCCAATTGGCCTGCTTATGTTGGAGAGCGTAAAGCTTGGAGAATGCACTTAGATCCTGAAGCACCAGAAGGTAAAGTGGTGTTTTCGCCATGTTTTGAGCCTAAGTGTCAAAATCGCAAAAGTGCTTGGTGGAGACAATATTGTGTTGGAACTTATGTGGTCAATGGTGGTCGGTACAGTCCAGTTATTGAATTTAACCCTAAAATAAGATGGGATTTTTCTAGATTTACTAGCATTGGTTCCGTTTTAAATGATCAAGGAACTAACAGTTTAGATAATGCTACAACAGGTGAGCCACAAGAAAGAAGTAACGGATCGTATGATGGAGAGGGGTTATCGGAATGTGAAGCTTTAAGTGCCGAAAGAAACCCTGGAGCAGGACATGCAACTAACATTTTGGTTACAAACGAGAGTAAAAATATTGATGGACCCAATGCGGGAAACAGAACTGCTGAGTCTCAAAACTTACACGCTCTTATGATAGAACGCACATTGTTACACGATGATATTACTGCTGATTTAGTGATTGTTGGAGATCCTAAGTATGTAAGTGCTTGGTTAATCCAAGAGAGAGTGGTGGGAATTATTTTCGTTAATCCCTACTTTATTGAAGAAACACCCGACAGCTATTGCGGCGATTGGATGGCAAAGCCTGTTGTTAACCAAGTTTTAACAAATGGTGCTTGGCGAATCACAGGAGTTACTCACAAAATAGAAGCAGGTAATTACACAACGACGTTAGCACTTAGTTTAACATTTGGTGTGCATGGACCTCCTTACGGACTATCAGAAGACTGATTATCATGACTAATTTTTCAGAAAATTCCGAGGCTAATGCTAATGAATTAATTGATTCAATGCAAGAGCGAATTCATTCTTTAGAAGAGATCGTTACTGCTATTGGTTATGATTCCAAAGCATCTAAGAAGCGACGATTTAAAACGAAAACCACAGAAATGTCGGTAAGTCACTTGAATCGTGCTTTATGTGTAGAGACTTTTGATCCTTGGAAGGAAAACCGAGTAAGATTTTTCAATCCAACACTTCATGCGCCTGATAGCAAAATTCATCAATTGCCATTTGCTTCACCCATTTCTCCTTTTGGGGGAATCGATGATAGTGGAGTTAGTTGGGTACCGCCAGCAGGTTCAACTCTTATGATTTTATTTGAGGGAGGTAGTAGAGAACGTCCTTACTATCTTGGCACCACATGGCAACGCACTCGTAAAAGAGGTTTTCCTATTTCCTTCAGAGAGTGGCAAATTTATGAAGGACAAAGAGGCGGATTTTATCATGGTCCTGAAGATCAGGTATTACCTCCTTGGAATACAGAAAATGTTAACTCGTTAGACATTGATCAAATTGAGGACTTTACAGAAGACCCTTTGGAACAACATAAAGCTACTTTTCCCAACATTTACGGTATGAAGACTCCTGAAAAACACATGATCAAGATGGTGGATGGAGATTCTAAATGTAATCGTCGTTGGAAACGTTTTGAGTTAATGTCAGGTTGTGGCAACTGGATCATGATGAAAGATGATCATCTACATTATGGTGGGCAGTGGGCTCATCCCAGTGTCGCCGATCCTGGTGGTTCTGATGCCAGATGGTGTTCGGATGGAACACATCCTCTTAATTACCACTTGCCATATTATACAGATTTTGTGGGAAAACCTTTAGATGAAACAACTTGTCAGCCTGGATGTAAACAACCATATCAAGTTTATGATGTTCAAGCTAATGTTGAACACGCTCCTGATTTTAGTGAGGGCGACTATGTTGCCAGTTTAGGTGATAAAACTGTATTATCTGGACATTCTTCTACTCCAGGTGATCCTCCTAAACCTGAGCACATGTACTATAAACATCAACAAGGTTCGAATCCAGCTTTCAAAAACAAAAATGAATCTAGACCGTACACTGGTCCTGGTACACCTCAAAACAATAAATGTGATTTACCTCAATCTGGCATTCAAATGATGTCTTTAAGTGGACACACTTTTTGTATGGATGATTCTGTTGAAGAACCCACAGGTGCTCCCACTTGGCAAAGATCTCTTAATCCTTTTGATTTTGGATGTAATGATAAATATCTTGGAAACATGTACATGAAATCTGCCACTGGTCACGCTTTTACCATGAGTGACATGGAAGAAGAAGGTGGAACTCGTGGTTGGAGAAATTTCATGGAAATGAGATCTGGCAATGGCAATCTCATTCAATTAAATGATGAAACGTTAATAGCTGGTAAGCCTCCTGAGTGCAAATCTGGAGCAACTAACCAATCTTCTCACCCACAACAATGTGGACCAGATTATGCGGGACCGAGACGTGGCGTGCATATTTACAGCACAAGTCGCCATAGGATTAGGTTAATTGATCACATGAATTTACAATGTGGTCCACCCAGAGCCGAGGGTGGTGTTCCTGCCCCCAATGCCACTAAAGGATTTATTCAAATTCAATCGGGTTATGGCTTGGAAATGCGATTTAATGATGATTTTTCTCAAAAAGTTACACAAAGTCAATGGATACAAATATTCCATCCTCAATGTGTAGATCCTGATGCAGAAGATCGTGATACTTGTAACTCTTGCGAGACATGTGCTTGTCGTGGACCACATGTTTTGAGATTCCAAGGTAGACCCAAGGGAGAACCTGGAATGGTATTTTTGAGAGCGGGAGGACATGCGATTCGTCAAACTTACGATCAAGATATAGTGATTGTTGGAGACAAGGAATGTAATCCTTCGGATAAATTTACCTATGTTTCTAAGAAATTTATGACTGTAACTGAAGATGTACACTTTAGATACAGTGGAGAACAACATGTGTTCTTTGCAGAAAAACAAATTTTGTTAATGGCTGGAAGAGACTGCCCACCACCACCAGAAGGAAAATGCAAGGGGCCTTGTGTTTATCCCGTGGTAGTGGGGCGATGTCCGGTGCCTTGTCCCCTTACTGGTATCATTCACTGGACAGAGAGGGCTTTAAGCGAAAGAGTTTTCGCATCAGCCCACAATCCTTGCCAAACTCCACCCGGTTGTGGTGGTGGTGATTGCTCTAGTTATTTTGATGCAATGGCTAATGCGGAAGGCAAGGGTTGCGTAGAAGCTCCTGCTCAAAGTGGCGGACCACCAGAGCCACCGCCAGAAGAACCCATGCTGCCAACTAGTTAAGAGGTATTATGCCAAACGATTATATTGGATTACAATATCCTTTAGAAAAAACTTCTCGTGGATTGTTAGCTCAAAGTAGAGGCGTAGATCAAATCAAAGCTGATCTTCTTCAATTATTGCTAACTAATCCTGGCGAATGTGTGATGCTTCCTACTTTTGGGACACCTTTGAAAAAATTGTTTTTTGAACCCAATGATCAAACGTTAGAAATGGAAGCTAGAAGAATTGTTGCAACAGCAATAGAGCAATGGGAACCAAGAATTGAGATTCAAAACATTTCAATAACATCGAGTTATTCCAGTTCAGACCTGGCAACAAACGATCCAGGCGATGATCGAGAACATATTTTAGGCATTAAGATTGATTTTTTTGATCCTGAGAATATTTCGCAATTAGAAGAGTTAACATTAGAAATGCCCACCGGAGGAAATTGAAATGTATGAAGGTTGTCCATTTGATGTAACGCCTTATGATACTTCCAGTTTAGTCAAAACACCAAATCTGGTAAATGTCAATTATACCAATCAGGACTTTTGGTCCATGAAAGCAAGATTAATTGATTACATTAAGGAACAATTTGGAGACAGCTTTAATGATTTTGTGGAATCTGATTTAGCACCAATGCTAATTGAGAATTGGGCATTTATTGCAGACACTCTTTCATTTAAGATGGATCAAATTGCAAATGAAATATTTATCGACACGGTAACAGAGGTAGATAACGCTTTTCGTTTAGCTATGTTAGTAGGGTTTCAACCTCAACCCCCGATTGGTGCCAAATCAATGTGGTCAGCATCTATATCCAATGTTTTAACGACTGATTTGGAAATTGAAACACCATTACAAATCAAAATCACAACAGACCAAGGTGTTCGATCTTTGGAATTATATCCAGCTAATTCAGATAAAGAACCATCTTTTGATGAGCCTATTGTAATTAGTGCTGGACAATTTATTAACACAAACATTGTAGGCGTAGAAGGAAAAACTAACACACAAGATGTGGCTGGCACAGGAGAAATAGGACAATTTGTTCAATTGACTAGCGGCCCAGTTATTGGTGATTCAATTCGAGTATTTGTAGATGGCATTGAGTGGGAGCAAGTGGAATATTTCACCGACTCACAACCAAGACGAGAATTTCGAGTGGAATATGATCCATCTTATAATGCCTTTGTGATGTTTGGTAATAATAGATCAGGGATGATTCCCACAAGTAGTTCTTTGATTAACATTTCTTATCGTGTGGGTGGTGGAACCGCAGGCAATATTGTCACTGGCATTGTTGATTGGCAACAAAACTATTTGGTGACGGGATTAGATTTTCGGGTGCCAGTTACTTTCACCAATTACACCAGAGGCACCAATGGTTATGCTGGAGATACAATCGAAGATATCAAAAGAAACTTGGCTCCATGGTTAAGAACACAAAACCGGGCGGTAGCGGGTTCTGATTATGAAACTTATGCTGATCAATTTGCCACTACATACCATGGACAAATAGGCAAATCGAAAGCTAGTTTGCGAATGCATGGTTGTGCCGCTAATGTGATCGATTTATTTGTTTTAGCCTTGGATCAAGAAAATAGTCTCATGGAAGCTTCTAATGAACTTAAAGTAGCCTTGAAAGAAGAATTAGACAACCACAAAATGATCACAGACACAGTCTGTATCAAGAATGGGGTGCTTATTGAAATTGATATATCTGTGGACATTTTGGTAGATAAGTTTTATCGCAAATTTGAGGAGGAATTAAGGGAAAGAGTTAGTCGTCGCATGACTCGTTTTTTTGCCTTAAATAATTGGGATTATGGACAAACTTTAAAAGCGATAAATTTGATCAAAGATTTGGCTGATATCAAAGAAATCAAAAGTGTTGATGTTAATTTTGAAACAGCCGATGAAGACAATTCGGGTGAAATAGTCACGGCAAACTACTATGAAATAATTCGCCCTTCAACCTATGAAATCAACTTTGTGTATGAATAATGACAAAAACATTAAGTGAAAATCCGAGAACAACTGATGACATCTTGATTGAAATTGAGACACCTGATGCTGATGGTTGTTTTTTATCTGATCCATATAAAGTGGATAATATCACCATTTATTATGTAGAACGAGATTTCTTAGGTTCCAACTATGGGGAATACGATCAACATTTTGATGACTCCACTCTGCTTGCTGCTGTTGCAGTTGCACAAGTTGCTGTATGCAATAGCCCTACAGTAGACAATTTAATTGTATTAGAAGAAGCTCAAAATGCTTTGGAATCTTCAAGATTGAGCACCAAGTATTATTACAAAGACCGTTCTCCAATTAAAGTCGTAGGTACTTCGGATTGGCCAGCTTGGTTATCTACAGATACTAGCAATGCACAAATAGAACAAGTGGATGAAGACGATGATGGCAATACCCAGTATGGTCATTTCCAATATACATGGAGACCTGAAGGTGGTGCTAGAGAAGGTGATTACATCGTGTGCTGGACTTGGACACCGAATCCAGCAGGCGATTCTTTGTCTGCTCACACCCCTTTTAAATTACTGGGCAATCCAACACTCAACACCACAATACCAACACATCGTACCGTAGAGGGAAAATACCAAACGCTTTTAGAACGTTATTTGCCAGAAATGTACAAAAACACTTTGGCAAATGAGGACATAACTCCCGAGGTCACATACAAATTCAACGAAGCAGTAGCAGAGGGTTTTACTTTTCTTGAGGACATGACCAATCAAATTATTGATTTGTTTGACGCCAACTCCTTGCACGAACAACTGTTGATGTATTTGTCTAACTTGTTTAACCTCAAATTACGATCTGACGACCCCACATTGTGGCGAAGGCAAATCAAAGAAGCGGTTCCATTGTTTAAAAACAAAGGAACAAGAAGCGGGTTAGAAAGTGCTTTTGCTCAATCCGGCATGAGTCTAAATGGTTACACTCAATATTGGCAAGTTGTTTCGCCTTACACTTGGCAGGAATCTTTCGAATTTGATGGCACAACTGAGGTTTTTGGATTAGAGAAAGAAACCATTATAACTCCAATAGATGCCAACAACTTTGGGTTGTGGGTGCGTTATTCTGATGACAGCACATATACTGCAATGGATAGCACCAATGTTACATTTGAGGTGGATGCAGAAGATTATATTTTAAGAATGACTTGGGTGGGTGATGTTTTAGATGCAGGAGATGTTATTCGAGTTTTATACGAATACAATGAAGTTCCCAATCCCACAGAACAGGCGTTAGAGGATTACATACAAACCTTGCCTTTGTCAGATCAAAGAGATGAATTCACTCAAGATTATCCTCCCAAAAACTGGAATGTTCGACTCATTAGTGAAAGTGATGTGTTGTTTGATGTGTTGGTGCCAGTTCGACATCCTTATCAAGATCCCTTGGTTTTTGGATATACTCGTACCGAATTTCCTTATGGCGAAAACATCTACAATATGGAAGAATATAACGGTAGTACTCGTCCTGATTTTGATGCTTGTCGTATAGACAAGAGTTTCATTGATCCTTGTGGGGCCTGCTTGAGTAGCAAATATTCTGTAGATGTTGCCATTGAAGAATTGTGCAATGACAGAATAGCAGAAGCGCAAGATGTTCTCGAAGAATATATGCCCTTCCATGCTCAACTACACACTTTGAATTTTGCTGGCGAAGTGGTTGAATATGTAGAACCCCCAGTAGAATCTCTGGATTTTTTGGTAACAGTAGACTACATGCAGAATGTTCTATCCGGTCAAGCCAATCCTTTCTTTCACAGAGTGATGGAAGGTGGTTTAGCTGAATGGAAGATTGCCAGAAATGAATTGGCAACTCAACAAACATTAACTTCAGGTATATTAGGAACAGCATATAATGACAGTATAAGTCTAGTTGTGGTAGATGATGTTCTTGAAAACATTGGTGTGATGGATACTTATAACCTTTTGGAAGTGTTGTCCCCTTCAGCCAATGCTGGAACCTATACGATTGGCAACGTTAGTGCGAACACGGCAAAGATAACATCTTCAGTTATTGAACCATTAAATCAAAGTCTTTTTACTTTCAACCTTTCCAATATTGTTTTTAGCAGTTATACCACAGACATCACTCAAAGTGATTGGTTTTGGTTGGCAGATACTAGTACTGATTTTTCAGAGGTTAAATCACAATGGGATTCTACTTATCAAGCTGATTACACAGGAGATCCTTGGAAGATTAAAATTCCAGCTTATTCTGCTACACCTTATGAAGTCCAAGATATCTTTAATGGAATTTTACGTTTAGATGGTGATAGTTCTCTACCAATCGCAGGTGCATCAGGCGTTTCATTCACGTTATTAGACGGCACCGATGGTACGATTTCCACGGGAACCACAGGAGTTATCACATGTGATCGACGTGGTTATGTGGATTTACATGCAACAGATTTGGGAGATATTGAAGAGGTTGTCAGGTTAAAAGATAGAGTTTATTACAGCGGCACCGAATATGAAGTGGTTGGGTTTGAGAATAATGATTTGTGGATTGCTGATTGGGCTGGTGGAGATGTTGCTGGTGTTACCATAAATACTAGAAGAAGACTATTAACCAATTCATCGGGTTCTTTTGGATACCAAGGTCTTAAGTTAACCACTTATGCAGATCATGAAGCGGAATTTGGTGTCGTGAACGGAAGCAATCCGCCTGCTGTTCCCACAGATAACAGTAAATTCAAAGAGAATTACTTGTTTAAAATTGGAGATGATTATTTCCGCATTGCCACTTGGGACGGCATAAATGTCACATTAGTAGGCAGAGAGCAGGATTGGACAACTTTGACAGCAGGCGGAACTGCTGTAGGCTATTCGGTAATTTGGTTTGAAAAGGAGCAAGTAAACGTGCAGTTTATGGTATTCGATCATTTGGATCGAGATGGACATGATGTTGCCATTAGAGAAATCGAAGATCTTACTGATTCCAATATTGCCATTACAGCTTTAACAGCTAATCCAAACTCGGGTATACAAGAAAATGTCGCCCAAGAAGAGGGCATACATTTCATCATTGAAAAACAAGATGGAAGTAAAGAAGAAGGTGAAATATGACGAATGACACAATCCGCCCCATTGGCGATGTTGAAATATTGACCGAATACAAGAATGGCACGAGGGAAACCTTCAATGTTTCAAACACAGTTCTGTTGACAGGCAGACGAGCTTTGACAAGCAGTTTAGCTGGTAATGTGGGAGATTCTTACGAGTTTTACATCAACAGAATGTTGTTTGGAGATGGTGGGACATCAAGTGGTTCAAAAAAATATGTTGATGCTGGAAGATCGGGACTATTTGGTGTAACACAACTCTCCAAACCAGTGCTGGCCAATATTGATAGCCAAATTCCCACTCAAGCTATTTTCACAACTACCATTAAATATGCCGAAGTGGTGGGTGTAGTACTGAATGAAATGGCTCTTCAAATGGCAAATGGTGATTTTTACAGCATGACCACCTTTGCTGATTTGAGCAAAACAGAGGATATGCAGATAACATTCAATTGGCGCTTGAACTTTATTTAATTTTGCATATTATTGACAAAAGAAACTTAAGATATCGCCAGCAAGTATTTCTTTGGTGTTATCAGGAGATCGTTGGCGACACCTCGGAATGAGTCGCTCAACAGAGAAGAGGCCACGGCTCACAAAAGAAACCAAAGCTCAAATCATCAATTTAAACTCTCAAGCATTTTCTCAAAAAGCGATTGCTGAGCAACTAAATATTAATCAAAGCACAGTGTCCAGAGTGTTGAATGGAGGTGTATCATCCCACGCATAGAGTTAATTCCAGAAGTTTATTATCAACCAAATGACCCAATCCATTGGGAATATGATAATCTGCCGTTAAAGAATATTATCAGACGGCAGAATTTAATCAACCTATCTTTGGATGATGTTCTAGAGCAAATGAGAGATGCTATTGGAACCCAGGGTTCTGTGGCTAATCGTCTTAATCAATCTATCGCTGAAGATGGTAGTCTTAAAACTACAGCTATTGATGATGCATTGCACAGCATCGAAGAGCACACAGATGGCACGGCCTACGTTCGAATGACTAAAGCCCAGTCGGATAAGCTGGATCTTGTCGAAGATGAGGCCACCGATGTAATTTTGCAGGTAAATTCGGACGGAAGTAACTTAATTACATTTGACACTGGAACGGTTGTGTTTGATGTCTCCGATTCGGTGTTACCTTCTGTGACTTCTCCTAACAGAGTTAAATTTGAGTTAGCGTTTCCAGTTGCAGCAGCCCATCAACATTATTACGGATTAACTCCAGTTCACGCCAATTTGGTTACACCAGATTATACCAATTATAAAGTGAACTCTGGAGCCACTGCCTATGTTGATGATTCACTTCGTGTGTTTATCAATGGAGTGAGAATTTTCGAGACTGATGAGGTTTATATTCCCGGTTCTTTAGTGAGTGACCCTTGGACGCTCTTGTCCTTCACTCCTGGTTATTCCACTGGAACGTTTGTATTGTCATCTGCGATTACCAGCGATGACATCATTAGGATCGACTTTGATATTTCTTACATCTAGAAAGAGAGTTTGCATGGATGTAGGCATTATAATGCTGTGTCCCAATCGGAACCCAGCAGCCTTAAAAAATAGCGTGGGTGGTGTTCGTCATCATTGTTATGACAGAGAATGTCTGTCCATAGTTCCCAAAGACACAAAAGCTAGTGAAATCAAAGAACTTAAAGAATATTGCCAAGTCTTCAAGGGACAAGATACAATCACAAGCTTGGTTAATGCTGGCATGAAACGACTCAAACACGAATGGGGATTTGTAATCTTTTCTGGAAGTCGGATGCCTAAGTTCATAGAGAGGAAATGGCTTTTTGCAACTTCAGACCAAGATATCCTTTATCCCATCGTAGATATGAAATGTGGCTTTGTCGAAGGAAGCTTCAATGGTGTCTTGTTTAATCAAAGATTTTTCAAAGAAGTGGGCAATTTTCCAGATATACCTATGGAGAAACCGGGACTAAATGATTTTGAATTTGCTAAGTTGTTGTGGGCAACAGATGCGTTAAGACTTGGAGCGATATTCAAAGGGATTGTTGGGATGACGGTGATTTAATGTATGAAATTATAATCAAACAATCGAATCAAGGCGCAGAGCTAGTGCGATTTTTCGCAAATGAAATCGACATCAGTTTTCCAAATGATTATCGTGGTTTCCTTGAAGTGACTTTGCACGAACCTCAAGAACAAGGTTTGGCACAGGACTTTTGTCAAGAAGAATTAACAATTCCGACAAGCATTGAGATTTTATCTCAAGCATCTTTGGTGGTGTTGAATAATGCTTTTGTCTCTTCTATGACTTGGGGGATGGTGATGGAAAGATATCATCACATTTTAAAAGTGTGTTTTACTTTCACCTTAACTCGTCATTCGGCTAT